TGAATTTTTAAGAGATCAATTAGACAAAGCACTTGCTGATATTGAAGATTTAAAAGATAAAGTAAGAGAAAATGGTAATGGAGCACATTAATGGAATTAATTATAGCTTTACTTATGATTGTCAACGGAGAGATCAAAGAACATAGAATACAAGAAACTATGTCAGATTGTCTTAAAGGCAAGAGGGTTGCAATGAGATCAAATAAAAATAATAACATTCAATACCAATGCATTAAATCAATGGCAGAACTTGAAAGTAACATTGATGGTAGCAAAAGTATAAAAAAATTAATACTAGAATAATTGTCTTTTTTGTTTTATATCTCTTTGTAGGAAAGTATGGTATGAACCAGGAGGTATTATGAAACTATGAAAAAGGGACTTTATGCAAATATAAATGCCAGACGCAAAGCTGGTAAAAGTAGATCAAAATCTAAATCAACAATTTCTAAAAAAGCTTATAAAAACATGAGGAAAGGATTTCCTAAATGAAAACTAAAAAAGAAAAGAAAATAGCAAAGGTAATGAAAGAATATAAAAAGGGAAAATTACCTATTGGAAAATCTAAGAAAAAAGTTAAATCTAGAAAACAAGCAATAGCTATTGCTCTTTCAGAAGCAGGTAAAAAGAAAAAACGTGCTTAATAGAAAAGGATTTAAAAATACTATGACTAAACCTAAAAAGAAAAAAGTTAAAAAACAATATTTAGCTGGTACGTCAGGTGCATTAAGAGCTAAGAGAAAAGCTGCATTAAAAAGATTAAATAAAGATAATAAAGGTTCTGGAGTTTTACCTGGAGATAAGAAAGGTGGAAAATTTGTAGGATCAAAAAAGAAAAGTAAACATAACAAAAAATTTAAGGAGATGTATGGCTAAAGCAAAAGGATCAAGTACTGCAACTGCTATAAGAAATAAAGCAAAAAAAACAGGAGTATCTGCTTCTAAGATTAGAGCTATCTATAATAGAGGATTAGCAGCATATAGAACAAGTGGTCATAGAAAAGGTGTAAGTCCACAAGCATGGGCAATGGCTAGAGTTAATTCAGCATTAACTGGTGGTAAAGCAGCTAAAGTTGATAAAGATATTTTAAAAGGTAGAAAAGATAAAAACAGAAGAGCAGATGGTCGTAAAAAGAAACCTAAAAAGAGAACAGCATAATGGCATTAGAAGTTGAATTAGAAAAAAAGAAACTTGAATATACAAACGAAGATGGACAAAAGGTTCGTGTAGATATAGATCAAGATTTGACTGAAAAAGAAGAAGAAGCTTTTTCATCTAATCATTATTCTAATTTAGCAGAAGAATTAAATAATCAAGAAGTTTTAAATATTGGTAAATCTTTAATTAAATCTTTTGAAGATGATAAGGCTTCTAGAAAAGATTGGGAAGATCAATATTCTAAAGGTCTTAAAATGTTAGGAGTGGTTGTAGAAGATAGACAAGACCCATTCCCGGGAGCTTCAGGTGTTCATCATCCTTTGATGTCAGAAGCAGCAACTCAATTTCAAGCTAGAGCAATTGGTGAAATGTTTCCAGCAGGTGGTCCTGTTAAAACTCAAATTATTGGTAAACAATCAGATAAAAAATTAGAACAAGCTCAACGTGTTCAAGACTTTATGAATTACCAAGTTACTAATCAAATAACAGATTATTTTAATGAACTAGATCAATTGCTGTATTATTTAGCTCTAGCAGGATCTGCTTTTAAAAAAATATATTTTGATAATTCTTTAGATAGGATTTGTTCTAAGTTTGTACCTGCTGATCAATTTGTAATTTCTATGGAAAATACAGATTTAGAAACTGCAGAAAGATACACACAAGTAATGAAACAAACTACTAATGAAATTAAAAGAAAACAAATCGAAGGATTTTATAGAGATGTTCCTGTTACTCAAAATCAAGGAGGACAAAATACTGCAGATGTAGTAGAACAAACTTTACAAAAATTAGAAGGTATGACACCTTCAATGGCTGATAAAATACATACAGTTTTAGAAATACACGCTGATATAGATTTAGGAGAAGATGAATCTGGTTTAGCATTACCATATATTGTAACTGTAGATTATGAAAGTGGACAAACTTTAGCTATTAGAAGAAACTGGAAAGAAGATGATCCACTTAAAAAAAAAAGAACTTATTTTATTCACTACAAGTATTTACCAGGTTTAGGATTTTATGGATCTGGTTTAATTCAATCTATTGGTGGTCTTCAACATGCAAGCACAGGAGCATTAAGAGCTTTGTTAGATTCAGCAGCATTTGCTAATTTAAATGGAGGTTTTAAAGCTAAAGGTGCAAGAATTGAAGGCGGCGATATAACAGTTTCACCTGGTGAATGGGTCGATGTTGAAGCATATGGCGATGATCTCCGAAAATCGTTTATCCCTCTTCCATTTAAGGAGCCATCGCCGACCCTCTTACAATTGTTAGGAGTATTAACAGAATCAGGTAGAAGATTTGCAAGTATAGCAGATGCTATGGTTGGTGATTCAGCAGGATCGGGTCCTGTTGGTACAACTATTGCTATTATTGAACAAGGTAGCAAAGTATTTTCTGCTATTCATAAAAGATTACATCAATCTCAAGGTAGAGAATTTAAATTAATTTATGAATTAAATGGAGAATATTTAGATGATGAATATCCATATGATGTAATAGGAGAAAGAAAAACAATTAGAAGAAAAGATTTTAATGATGCTATAAATGTTGTTCCAGTATCTGATCCTAACATTTTTTCTCAGGCACAAAGAATAGCATTAGCTCAAACTGGTTTACAATTAGCTCAACAAGCACCAACTATTATTGATACTAAAGAAGCATACAGAAGATTTTTACAATCGCTTAATATTCCTGATTATCAAGATTTAATTATAGAAGATGAAGAAACTCCTAGACGTGATCCAGTTTCAGAAAATATGGCTTTATTAAATGGTAAACCAATTAAAGTTTTTGAAGATCAAGATCATCAAGCTCATATAGCAGTGCACCAACAATTTATGATGGATCCTAGATTTGGTGGGAATCCACAAGCAAGAGAAGTTTTATATCCATTAATGATGGCTCACTTAGGTCAACATATGGCATATTTATATCAACAACAAATGCAAGCTCAAGTACCAGAAGGTGTACCTACATCTACAGGTGAAATTAATAAAGAATTAAGAGATGAAGATACTACAGAAGTTTCTATAGAACAAGAAAATAGAATTGCTGTTGCAGCTGCACAAGCAGCACAAGGTTTAATGGGAAGTATGCCACCAAGTCCAGAACAACAAAAAGAACAAATGGAAATGGCAAAAGATCAAGCAAGTTTACAATTGAAAGCAGAAGAGCTTAACATTAGAAAAGCTAGATTTGCTGAAGGAGTAAAAGATAAGGAAAGAACGCAAGCAAGAAAAGATGCTGAGACTAAAGCTAAAATAGTTGAAACAGCTTCTAGAGTTGCTAAACGTAATGATTAATGGCTGACCCAAAAAAAGGAACAGGTAAAAAACCGAAAGGTTCTGGTAGAAGGTTATATACCGATGAAAATCCTAAAGATACTGTTGGTATTAAATTTGCAACACCTACTGATGCAAGAAAGACTGTCGCTAAAGTAAAAAGGATTAATAAACCATACGCAAGAAAAATACAAATTTTAACTGTTGGAGAGCAACGTGCTAAAGTTATGGGTAAATCAAAAGTTGCTTCAATATTTAAAAAAGGAAAAGAATCAATTAGGAAAAAACATGGGAATAAAAGCAGAGGAAATAAGAAAAGCTAAGAAATTTTTAGAAAATAAAAATCTTTCAATATCAATTATTAAGCCAAGATTATTTGCGCAGGCTTCTAGTGAATTGAATAGAAACTTTAATGATACTTTAAAATTTATAAAAAATAAAATTTATGGAACGACTAATAATAGCAATCAAAAAAAAGATTAAAGAATACGACACAGATTTAGGTAAAAATTTGTTGTCTAAAGGTGTAGATAAGATTGAAGACTTCAAAAGAATACAAGGAATGTCTGTAGGACTTAATAAAGCATTAGAAATAATAGATGAAACTACTCAAAAATATAAGGAAGGAGATATAGATGATTAGTCAAGTATATATTGATAGTTGCTTTTGCTTCAGCTATATCAGCTTCATACCTTTTTTTAAGTGCTTCTAGCATTTCT